TGCTCGGCGGCTCGTCAGTGCAGACGATGGGCGCTCTGGCGCATACGCGGGGCGTTCTGGAGGCCGTGGCCATCCTGTGCGACCTGAGCATGGTCTATGTCACGCCGCAGCGCTGGAAACGCTTCTATGGCCTCACGAGCGACAAGAGCGCATGCCTCGCAATGGCTCGCAACCTGTACCCCGACGCTCCGCTGAAACTGGCGAAGCACCACAACCGCGCTGAAAGCCTGCTCATCGCGAGATGGGCTCAGCGCAATTTGACCTGAGGAAGACGATGGACCAATACATCGGCACGAAGATCGTTCATGCATTTCCACACCAGCAAGCGGGCAAGGACGGTTACGCCGTGCACTACGCCGACGGCTATACGAGTTGGTCGCCCAAGGACGTTTTCGAGGAGGCTTACCGGCGTAGCGACGGTATGACGTTCGGCCTGGCGATCGAGGCGATGAAGAAGGGCGCACGCGTCGCGCGGGCTGGGTGGAACGGCAAGGGCCAGTTCGTCTATCTCGTTCCGGCCGCTTCATATCCGGTTCAGACGGACGCAGCGAAGGCCCATTTCGGCGAAGGCTCGATGGTTCCGTACAACGCATATCTCGCGCTCAAGACCGTGGATGAGCGAGTGAGCACATGGGTGCCGAGCGTCACGGATTGCCTCGCCGACGACTGGCGCGTCATCGAATAACCCCCGCCGCAGTAGCGAGGGGCAGCGGACGTTGCGCGTAAGACCCCTTGGGCATCAAACGAATCGGAGGAAATGGACATGTGCAGCGAAATCGACGCGCGCACGCGCGAGAACCCCGAGGCGGCGATGGTGCAGCGGCCAGCGGTGAAGGGCGAGTACGCATATGGCGGTCAGCGCCAGATCAGCAATCCGATGATCGTCGGACCTAACGAAGGATGGGATTTGGTCGAAAGGGCGCGCCCAGACGAGATCCCCGGATTCGACAGCGCAGCGCATCGCGCCTTCATGAGGAGCTTGGGTTGATGGACCTGGCGACGCTTGAGCCGAGGCAAACGGGGTGCACCATGGGCGGAAACGACGAGATCGACGACTTGCTCGCGGATTGGTGGTGGTGGTCGCACGAGTCGGAGCCGGTCAAAGGCTATGCCGATACGGCCGCCGGCTTCGGCGAGTACCGATCAGGATGGCGCGATTCGGTCGAGCTCGCCGACGCCGCAGAGGATCGTGCGCGCGACGCGATCTCCGAGGCGGTGAATTTCTGCGTTGCGTCGATCGACCTGCGCGCACGCATAGCCATCAACACCGAAATGCGCGATCGATTCAGCGGCGCAAAGGTGTGGTCGTCCATCCGTCTGCCCGGGTCGCTCGCCGACGAGTACGCCAGGGCCAAGGCGCTCCTACGCCCGATGCTCGAATACCGCAATTTGATCGAGGTATCGCGATGAGGCGACGCCGAAGACCGAAAAAATGGAGCGATTTGCCGGATGACGAGCGCATCGCGATGCAACATAAGGAGGCGATCTTGCGCTCAACCTGGAATGCGGCGGCCCATCAAAAACGTTCGAAGGTTGCCGCCGATGCCGACGAATACCCGAAAGAAATTATTGAAGAAGACGGAGAAATAGAGTAGATTCCTTCTCGGCGCCCGAGGTGCGCCCAGAGAAAACGAAGCCCCGCCGGTTTGCTCCGCGCGGGGCTTTTGCATTTGGAGCCCCGAAATGGCGAAGCTGAACGCAGCGAAACGAAACGCTCTTCCGAAATCGGATTTCGCTGGCCCCGATCGGAGTTACCCCGTACCCGATGCGAGCCACGCCCGGAACGCAAAGGCGCGTGCGAGTCAGGCGGTGAATGCAGGGCGCATGTCCAAGAGCCAAGAGGCCAAGATTGACGCCAAGGCCGACCGCGTGATGGGAAAGAAGCCAGAGCGCGGGGAGCGCACCGCCGAGAACTACCGCAAGCGAGGCGTTCAGCATCCGCAGAGCCACGCCGAGTTCGAGGCATTGGGTCGGGACGACTAAATTCGCTGAGCGAAAAATGTCTCAGAGCAGAGAAGTTACAGCGAAGAAGCCGCGCGGACCAGGCAAGCGGTTCGAGCCTGGCAAGTCCGGAAACCCCGGCGGCCGTCCGAAGAAAACGGCGGAAGAGATTGACCTGATCGAGGCATGCAAGGCCAAAGTGCCCGAGGCGCTTGAGGTAATCGCGTCGATCATGGTCAAGGGATCGAACGAGAGAAACCGCCTCGCGGCAGCCCAGGCGATTATCGAGCGCGCCCACGGCAAGCCCGTCCAGCCCGTCGAGAGCAGCGGCCCCGCCGGCGGTCCGATCGAGACGGTGCAGCGGATTGAATTGGTGGCCATGAATGCTGACCGCCCAGATCGCTCTGCCTGAGAAACTGATTCCGGTTTTCGAGGGCGAGGCTGACGTTCGGGGCGCCAAAGGTGGCCGGGGCTCAGCCAAGACGCGCAGCTTTGCCAAGATGGTCGCGGTCAAGGGATATATCTACGGCATGTCGGGCATCAGCGGCATATTGCTGTGCGGGCGCCAGTACATGAACTCGCTGGCCGATTCGTCGCTGGAGGAGTGCAAGCGCGCGATCGAGGACGAGCCGTTTCTTGCCGCCTACTACGATATTGGCGACAACTACATCAAGAGCCGCGACGGGCGCATCGCGTTCGTTTTCGCTGGCCTCGATCGCAACATCGCCAGCATCAAATCCAAGGGCCGCATTCTCGTGTGCTGGGTCGATGAGGCCGAGCCGGTCACAGACGAGGCGTGGACAACGCTGATCCCGACGCTGCGCGAGGAAGGCGACGGCTGGAACGCCGAGCTATGGGTGACGTGGAACCCAAAGCGCAAGACGGCGCCTGTCGAGAAGCGCTTTCCGGTCAACAGCCCCGATCCGCGCGTGAAGGTCGTCGTGCTCAATTGGCGCGACAACCCGAAGTTTCCGCAGAAGCTCGAGCGCGACCGTCAGCGCGATCTTGAAGAGCGTCCGGAGCAATACGCGCATATCTGGGAGGGCGATTACGTCACAGCGCTGGCCGGCGCTTACTTCGCCAAGCATTTGCAGCGCGCCCGGGACGAAGGGCGTATTGGGTTCTTCCCGGCTGATCCGCTGATGACGATTCGCCTCGTATGCGACATCGGCGGAACGGGAGCTAAAGCCGATGCATTCGCCATTTGGGCGATGCAATTCATCGGTCGCGAGATTCGTGTTGTCAACTACTACGAGGCGGTAGGGCAGCCGGTTGACGCACACCTCGCGTGGTGTCGCACGCAGGGCTATACGCCCGATCGCGCGCAATTCTGGCTACCACACGACGGTTCGACGCAGGACCGCGTCTACGACGTGAGCTACGAATCGACGCTGCGCAAGGCCGGTTATGCGGTCACCGTCGTGCCGAACCAGGGAAAGGGCGCTGCTGCAGCGCGCATCGAGCGCGCGCGCGTGCTGTTTCCGCAAGTTCGATTTCATGAGCAAACGACCGAAGCGGGCCGCGCGGCACTCGGCTGGTATCACGAAAAGCGCGACGAAGAGCGCGATATCGGACTTGGCCCAGAGCACGACTGGTCGAGCCACGGCAGTGACGCATACGGGCTAGGAATGCTCGTCTGGGAAGAGCCGGTCGAAATGAAGCCGATCGAATACCCACGGATTGGAGTCGTATGAGCATCGCCCACGAGAGACGCATATCCGAGCTTGAGCACGAGGTTCAGCAACTCAAGCGCGTGATCCGGGAAACGGACCTAACCGGCTTACAGCAACTTCACGAACGTGTCGCCGAGCTTGAGCGCGCAGCACAACGCAAGGCAGCCCCTAAGCCGAAGGAGAGCGCGTAATGCCGATGAGCGACGAGGAACTGCTGGCTGCTATCGGCCAGTACGAGAAGGCCGCTCTTGGCTCAAGCGTATCGGTCGGACCGTCCGTTGGCGGTAACATCAAGCCCGCCGGCCAGACGATGACGACGCTTGAAATCGATCGCTACAACGCGCTGAACGCTTATTTCGCGCGTCCGCTGGGCAACGAGGTCGAGGACCGCTCTCAGATCGTGCTGCCCGAGCTACGCGATACGGTCGAGTGGATCATGCCGACGCTCATGCGCATGTTTGTCGGCTCCGGCAAGCCGGTCGTGTTCGATCCAGAGGCACCCGGAGACGAGGATCAGGCAGACCAAGAAACCGAGGTCGTCAATTGGGTCTTCATGAAGAAGAACCCCGGCTTTTTCGTGCTCTACGACTTCTTCAAGGACGCGCTTTTGCTGCGCAACGGATACATCGATTCGTGGTGGGAAAAGCGCCGGTGCACGACGGTTGAGACCTACACGGGCCTCACCGAGATCGAGGTAACTCAACTGCTCGCCACCGACGACGAGATTGAAATCCTGGAGCAGTCGGAGAAGCAAGACTTTATCGTCGTCAACGGACAGCCAACGCAATACACGTGCTTCGACATCAAAATCCGGCGCATCACGCAGAAAAAACAGGTGCGCGTCGAGTGTGTGCCGCCCGAGGAGGTGCTTGTGTCTCCGCAGGCGCGCCGCGGCTTCGACAACTCGTGCCCGTTCGTCGAGCGCAAGCGAACTGTGCTGCGCTCCGATGTGGTCGAGATGGGATTCTCGAAAGAGGACGTATCCCGCATCGAGATCGCACAGCCGACATATCTCGACCTTATTGCGCTGGCGCGCGACGAGGTGACGGATCAGCTATCGGAAGAGAACCCGAGCGACCCAGCGAGCCAGCAAGTCGAGCTTCGCATCGTTTGGATTCGCATCGATTGGGACCAGGACGGCATTGCCGAACTGCGCCGCGTGGTGGTGGCCGGCGACAAGGTCTTCGATAACGACGAGGTCGAGGAGATCAGTCTTACCTACTGCTCGCCCGTTCGCATGCCGCATCGACACGTCGGGATCAGCTACTACGACCTGCTGTACGACCTCCAGGTCATCAAGACGACGCTCTTTCGCCAGGCGCTCGACAATCTGTATGTGTCGAACAACTCGCGGATGGCGGTCAACCAAAACGCGGTCAACATCCAGGATCTATTGATTTCGCGGCCCGGTGGCATTGTGCGTGTGAATGGGCCGGTGAGCGACAACCTCGTGCCGATCGTGCAGCCGTCGAACCTCATGCAGCAGATATTGCCGGCGCTCGAATACTGCGACTTGCAGCGCGAGATGCGCACCGGCATTGGCAAGGACACGATGGGGGTGGATGCTGATGCGCTGCAGGACGTGACTAAGGGCGGTCAGCTTGCCGCAATGTCGGCCGCCGCAGCCAAGGTTGAGCTCGTCGCCCGTCTGCTGGCCGAGGGCGTGCGCGACACGTTCCAGAAGATCCATAACCTGCTTCGGCGTCATCAGGATCAGCCGGTGACGATGATGCTCACGAACGGCAAGTGGCTCAACGCGAACCCGGCAGAATGGCGCGAGCGCACCGAGGTAACGCCTAACGTCGGGCTCGGCTCTGGGAACCGCGAAGAGGCGCGCGCGAACGTGGTGCTGCTCGGGCAGGCGCAGCGCGAACTGGCGCAATTCGGACTCGTAGGGCCGCAGCAAGCGTTCAACACGTTCAAGCGCGTCACGCACCTGCTCGGCTTCGAGAACCCGACCGAGTTCGCGATGGACCCGGACTCCCCCGAGTATCAGCAGATGCAGGCGCAGCGCGCGCAACAGCCTCAAGATCCTCGCATCGCTGCCGCGCAGATGAAAGCGCAGTCGGATCAACAGATTGCCCGAATGCGCCTGCAGGCCGAGCAGGTCAAAGCTAGCGCGCAGGCCCAGCAAGCGCAGGCCGAGGTCGTGCATGCGGCCGAGCAATCGCGCAACGACCAGCAAGTGCAAATGGCGCAGATCAACAGCCAGGAATGGCAGACGGTCGTGAAGATCATCGGCCAGATCGTTGCGAGCCAACTCAAACAGGATCCGGGCGCCGATGCCGGGCAGATGGTCAATCACGACGTGAGCGAGGTGCAGCGTGGTGCCTGAAGAAGAAATCGTACGCGGCGGACAAGCGCGCGACGTGCTGGACGCTCCAATCTTCGTCGAAGCGAAGAAGGCCATCCTCGACGGTATCCATGCGCAGATGCGGGCGGTTCCGCTAGCCGATGACAAGATGCACACGCGGCTGATTCTGATGCTTCAACTTTGGGACACGCTCGAAAAGTACCTCGAGAACGTCAAGCAGACCGGCGAGATTGCCGAATTCAAGATCCAGCAGGACGAGGAGCGCAAGTGGCGCTTCCGGATGTTCGGGTAACGCAAACCACCACCTTTCGACAACAGGCTCGCTTCGGCGGGCCTTTTTTATTGAGGCCAGAAAATGAGCGACGTTGTAGCGACTACCCCAAGTGCGGGCGCCGCGGTCCCTGAAATCGGCGGCGAGGACCATTTCCAATCGTTGTGGAGTTCGGGCGCATTCGATCCGAACGGCGTGCCACCGACGGACGAAGAGCGCCGAGATATCGCGCCGCAGAACCAGGGCAACGAAGCTCAAGCCAAGCAAAGAGAGGCCGGCTCCGAAGATCATCCCGACGGCCAGCAAACCCAGACAGAAGAATCGGAGCCGGAATTTCAGAGCCTGGACGATCTTCTTACGTCGCTCAAGGTCGATCCGCAGTCGGTGCGCAATCTGAACATCACGACCGTGATCGACGGCAAGACCGAGCAGGTTCCGCTCGAGAAGATCATCGCCTCGTACCAGCTTCAGGGGCACGTCAACAACAAGTCGGTCGAGCTTTCGAATGATCGGAGTGCCTTTGAGAAAGCGCGCAACGATTGGCACGCGCAGAACGCGCAAATCATCCAGCAGCATCAGCAAATGGCCAATGTGGCGATGCAGATGCTCAATCAGGACTTTGCGCGCGTCGATTGGAATGCGCTGCGCACGCAGAATCCGGCCGAGTTTGCCGCGCTGAGCCAGGAATACCAGAATCGCCAGTCTCAGATTCAGGGCTACATGCAGCAACTCCAGCAGCAAGCGCAACAGAGCAGCCAGCAATGGCAGGCCGAGCGCCAGGCGGCGCTTGCTCAGGAGCAGCAAAAGATGCTCGAGGCGGTCCCCGAATGGCGCACGCCGGAGACATACCAAAAGGACATGCAGCAAATTGGGCAGTACGCCCGCAGTCTCGGGTTTAACGATGCCGAGCTAGGCCAGATCGCTGACCACCGCTATATGCGCGTCTTGCGCGATGCGGCGCAGTATCGGGCTCTCCAAGCAGCGAAACCCGAAGCACTGAAGAAGGTCCGGCAAGCGCCTCCGCAGGCCGCCCCGGGATCTCGGACGAATGCCAACCCGAACGAATCGCGGCGTGCCGCTGCGATCGACCGATTCAACCGCAATCCGAACGACGAGGACGCGCAAGCCGCAGTCTTCTCGCTGTTCACGGACTGATCCCGGAGAAACAAAGTGAGCGTTCCCGCAAATACGTTTCAGACCTTCCCGCAGAAAAACATTCGGGAAGACCTGATCGACGCAATCTACACCGTCGATCCCTACAAGACCCCGTTCTTGAACATGGCCAAGAAGGCTCAGGCCAAGCAGACCAATCACGAATGGGATACGGACCAACTGGCGGCGCAGAACTTGAACAATGCCGCCGTCGAAGGTGACGATCCGACCGCGCAGAATCTTGCGGTCACGGCGCGCATGGGTAACTACACGCAGATCTCGACGAAGGTCGTCCAGATCTCGGGCACCTCGCAGGCTGTGACGGCGGCCGGCGGATCGAACAAGATGGGCTACCAGTTGCTCAAGAAGTCGAAGGAACTGAAGCGCGACATGGAAGGCATCTTGACCTACAACCAGGCCAAGAATGCCGGCTCCTCGACGACGGCCCGCTTGCTCGCAGGCTTGCCGGCATGGCTGCAGCAGAACGTCGTGTTTCAGACGGGCGGCTCACCGTCGGGCGCCAATCCGGCGGTGGCATCAAACGGCTGGACGGACGGCACGAACACGCGCGTCTACAACAGCGCGACAGTGGCCGTCACTGAAGCGATGGTCAAGTCGGCGCTCCAGAAGGCGTTCAATAGCTCCGGTGAGGTGCCCGAATACGCGCTCGTCTCGTCGGTCAACAAGCAGAACGTGTCGGCTTTCACCGGCCCGGGCACTCGTTTCACGGAAGTGGACAACAAGAAGCTTCCTACGGTCGTGAACGTGTACGAATCCGACTTCGGTGATGTGAAGTTCATCCCCGATATCTTCCTTGCCCACTCGGGCGACATTTTCTTCATCAACCCGAACTATGTGCGCGTCGCATACCTGCGCCCCTTCCAGACGATCCCGCTCGCCAAGACCGGCGATTCGGACAAGAAGGAATTGCTCGTCGAGTACACGCTGCAGATGGGCAACGAGCACGCCCATGCGGCGATCTACGACACGAACGGCTGACCGTCTCTCCTGACGGCGATCTTTGGGGCGGCTTCGGTCGCCCCTTTCTTTTTCAAGAGAGGCGAACATGGCAGGCATTACCGCAGGCACCACGCGCACTCAGGCGGGTGCTACGCAAATCACGGCAGATATTACGACCATCGGCACATCGACGGCACCGGCCGCCGGCTCGATGCTGGGCGATGGCGTTGCATTGCCGCTCGTGGGCTCGGGCACGGACCGAGTCTTTCTCATCAACAACACGGCCAATCCGGTTCAACTGTATGCGGCGGTTCCGGCATCCGGCACGGCCGACACGATCAACGGTGTCGCTGGCGCAACGGGGATTGCCATCGCGCCGAACTCGGCTGTCGTGGCCGTCGAAGCGGCCCCCGGCGCATGGAGCGTCGTCGGCACCGGTGAGGGCTACAGCGGTGGCTTGCCGACTACGACTTCGATCAGCGGGCTGACCGCGCACGCGGGCGGCGGACAGGGTAGCGCAACGGCTTTGCCGGCCATGCTAAACCGTGTGACGACGGTTGCGAGCGCGGGCGACAGCGTTGTTCTTCCGTCTGCCGTCGCGGGCATTCAAGGGCTTGTGGTCGTGAATGCTACGGCGACGAACTCGATGAACGTGTTCCCGGCTTCGGGCGACGCGATCAACGCGCTGGGCGCGAACGCTGCATTCGCAGTGGCGGCCGGCAAGGCCGCGACGTTCTACTGCACGAACGCCGGCCAGTGGCATTCGGTCCTGTCGGCATAACGTCTTCTCCTCGTGTGGTGCTTTTGAGCGGCTTTCGGGCCGCTCTTTTTTCTTGAGGCCGCGAAATGGCATGGTCCCCCATCTCAATCTGGCGTCCGATCTCCGGCGCCGGCCAGAACCTCACGCTCGGCGGCTCGTCGGTGGCCTCGACGGCCTTCGATCCCAACGCAGACGGCTATCAGGCCGTGCTCGTCTCTGCGACGGGCAACTGCCATATCGCCGTGGGCACGAACCCTACTGCAACGGCAACGGACATGCTCGTCAAATCGAGCGATCCGCCGTTCGTGCTGCGTATCGCGCCGGGCGAGAAGATCGCCGTGATTCAGGACGGCGCGGCAACGGGCACGCTCAACCTCATCCCGGCCACGCACTGAGGCGATCCCATGGACGAACTCGAAACATCCGTCTCGGAACCTCTCGCTGATGGCCCCTGGGGCGCGCCAGCCGATGACGGCAAGCGCGTCACGTATCACGAAGAGGATGACAAGGTCATCTTGCGTTACACGCAGGACGTGGAACCTGTTCTCAAGCTCAATCATGAGCAGCGCGCCGCGGAGTGTAGCGCATCGCGCATCGGCGAATTCCACCAAACCATGCGCGTGCCGGAGGTCGTGATGCTCGACATTCGGGTTCGGTACGGTTGGGATTACCAGAACCCGGACCACTGGCCGATGGTCAAGTCGATCCTCAAAGGCCCCGAGTACGCAGCGTTCCGCACGACGAATCGACGGATCTGACCATGCAGAAGCGAATGAACACGATCGCCAGTGCGACGACGGGGCTACCGATCCAAGGCGCGTCGGTGCAAGTGAACGTTGGCGCGACTGGCAGCGGCGGCGCTGCGACCATCTACTCGGACAACGGCGTTACGGTGACGGCCAATCCCCTGACGACCGATGCGAACGGGCAGTACTCGTACTACGCGGCGAACAATCACTATCAAGAGGTCATCAGCGGCACGAACATCACGACGCTGACGATCAATGACGTGATCTTGCTCGATATGCTGCCAGCCGATCTTTCCACGACGCTCCCTTCGACCGCCGGCCAGCCGTGGAACAACGGCGGCGTTATCTCGGTGTCCTGACATGCTGAAACGAACCATCATTGCGGCACTCTGGCTGCCGCTGATCGCGCTCGCCCAAACCTATCCGAGCCCGACGTTTCAGAACGTCACAGTGCGCGGCACGCTGTCTGTAACGGGTGCGCCGACGTTCACGTTGCCAGTGCCAGTTGCATCGGGCGGCACGAACTGTTCGGCAGCGAGCGGCACGTGTCTCGACAACATTACAGGCTTCGCGAGCACCGGCTTCCTGACTCGTACGGGTGCGGGAGCCTATGCGTTCCAAAGTCTGACGAACGGAATCACGCTCGGCAACATCGCCCAAGTCGGCGCGAATACGTTGCTGGGCAACGCTACGAGCTCAACTGCCAACGTCGCGGCGGTAAGCGTCGCCGGCTGCAACGGTGCCGCGCAAGCGCTGCAGTGGACGAACGGATCGGGCTTTCAATGCAACTCGTCGATCGCGACGAGCGGCGCGAATGCGAACATCACTTCGCTCTCCGGACTGACGACACCGCTATCCGTATCGCAAGGCGGCAGCGGGCTCGCGACGCGCACGGCGCACGCAGTGCAAGTCGGTAATGGGGCATCGGCGGTCACTCAGATAGGCGTAGGCGCCACAGGGCAGGTTCTCGTGGGGGCGACAAACGCCGATCCGGCATTCGGTTCGACGGTTGGACCGCTGACGTTCACGGGGGCCATCACACCGTCGAGCACGGCAGGCATCGTCGGGACCGCGACGAATGACAACGCCAACGCCGGTTCGGATGGCGAGTTCATCTGCGCCCAGGTCACCAACGGCGGCACGCCGACCGGCTGTCAGACCAACAGCAGCACGCCTGTCTCTCTGACAAGCAACACTCCGGCCAACGTGACTAGTGTCAGTTTGACGGCGGGCGATTGGGACTGTCGTGGAAACGTTATTTTCAATAACGGCGGCACAACAGTCACTACTCAATCGACAGCTTCGATCAATACGGTCAGCGCGACAACTGGCTCGCAATTTTCCAATTACAGCCCGCCGAGCACCTCGGGAATCAACCCAGCTTTTGCGACTCCGACAGTACGCGAATCTCTGGCATCGACGACGACTGTGTATCTGGTCTCAAACAACGTTTTCTCTACATCCACTTCGGCCGTATATGGCCGCATCGATTGTCGACGAGTGAGGTAATTGATGAGCACCACCTACGTAGCGGTCACGCCTACCCTGGTAAAGGCAACATCTCCCGGAAAAACGTCGGCTGGCACCTTGAGCATACCCGGGCTTCAGGTCGGCGACATTCTAATCAAGACTATTCCGGATGGCTTCTGCAGTGGGTATGAGGATGTAGTGTCGGTCGTGGATCAGATTAATCAGAACACTGATCTGGATTGGTCGCCGGTGGTCATCACGTTCCTTTTTCTCCGGGGCGTTTGAGGTGACGAATTTTTTCGGCGCCCCGCCTCAGCCTCCGGAGGTCACGGCATGACGAACTTTGTTCAACCGATCACCCCCGCTTATCCTGCGGGCGTCGCTGGCGTCTACGACTATCCATCGCTGAAGCAAGCGGTGCAGGATTGGTACGCGCGCTCCGATATTGCGAGCTACATCGATTACTTTGTCCAGCTTGCGGAAACCGACATTTATCGTGACGTGATCGCGACGAACATGGGGCGCGGCACGCGCGACATGGAGGCGTCACTCAGCACGACGGTTGGGGCGTCGCCGGCTCCGGCTGGGCAGGCACCGCTCCCGATCGGCTATCTCGGCCTTAAAATCGGCCTCGTCTCGGTTAGCGGTCAGACGTACGAGATGCAGCGCGTCACGCCCGAATTCATCTATACGCAGTACCCGGACCAGAGCGCGAGCGGCACGCCCGCCTATATCTCTCGGCTGGGCTCGAATTTCATCTTCGGACCGTTTCCCGATTCAGCCTACGCAATCAGCGGGATTTACTGGAAAAAGTCTCTGCAGTTGACCGTAACCAATACGGTGACGTGGATGACGAGCGCCATTCCGACAGTGCTGCTCGCCGCGACGAATCGGGCAGTCGCTCGTTTCGTGAAGGACGAAGAGGCTTTCCAACTGTGGGACTCGCTGTATAACCAGCAACTCGCATCCTACGTCTCCTCCGATCGTGCGGAGGAACTCTCTGGCTCAGCGCTTGCAATGGTGGCGACCTGATGAAGCTCCCCATCGCCGATTACGCGCCGGACCTGCCGCCGAACAACTCGGCCGGCGCGTCGGGAAACCTCGTCAATCTCTTCCCTCGCACGAACGAATCGTGGGGGCCGGTGGGGACGCTTTCTCAGTTCAGTAGCGGAGGTCTTGGGTCACAGTGCCTCGGCGCAATCACCGCGATCGACTCGGGCGGCAACAACTACGTCTTTTCTGGCGATGCGTCGAAGCTGTGGGAACTTGCCCCTGGCAACACTGCGTTCGCTAACGTGAGCAAGGTCGGCGGCTACTCGGTGGCGACCGGAGAGCGCTGGAACTTCACGCAGTACGGGCAGCGCGTCATAGGCGCAGCGCAGGGCCAAAACCTGCAATCGTTCGTGCTCAACTCGAGCACGGCCTTTGCCGACCTGTCCGCGCAGGCGCCGCAGGCCCGCTATATCGCGACGATGAAAGACTTCGTGATGGTCGGCAGCACGTTCGACGGCACGAACGGCGAGCAGCCGCAGCGCTTGCAGTGGTGTGCGATCGATGACCCGACGACATGGCCGACCGCCGGGAGCACGACGGAAGCGCAATTGCTGGCGGGATCGCAGATCATTCCAGGCGATCAGGGCTGGATGCAGGGGCTAGTGGGCAACCTCGGCAATGCCGACGGCGCGGTCTTTTTCGAGCGCGCGATCTGGCGCGCAGTGTTCCAGGGTAGTCCGACGGTATTCGGCTTCTACCCGGCAGAGGGCGCGCGCGGCACTCCGGCGCCGAAGAGCATCGCGCAACTTGGCGCGAATGCGTACTATCTGGGCGAGGATGGATTTTATTCGTTCGACGGTTCGACATCGATTCCGATTGGCGTGAATCGGGTAGACAAGACGTTTTGGAACAGCGTGAACGAAACGTACCTTGCGAATGTGGTCGGCGCCGTGGACCCGATCAATCGCCTGGTGATGTGGCTGTATCCGTCGAATTCTTCTTCTGGCGGCATTCCCGATTCGCTGCTTGTGTTCAATTGGGCGCTTAACAAATGGGGTTTCGCTCAGGTCAGCGCTGAGTACATTTTCCGGGCTATTACGCAGGGGTTTTCGCTCGACTCGCTCGACACGTACGCGGGCGGCCAATACAACCTCGATACGCTTCCATTCTCGTTGGACTCGCGCGTGTGGACCGGCGGCCAGGTCCTTATGGGCGCTTTCACGCCGAACCATCAACTCGCGTATTTCACCGGCGCGCCGGCCAACGCCACGGCCGACACCGTGGAACTAGAGCCCTTCGAATCGTCGGGGCAACGCGCCTTCGTGTCGTCTGTTCGGCCTATGGTCGATGGTGGCTCGCCTACGGTGCAGATCGGATCACGGAACCGCCTAGTTGATCCCATGACGCTCTCGGCTGCCAGTTCGATGAACGTCAGCGGGGAATGCCCGGTGCGCGTTGACGGCCGCTATCTGCGGGCGCGTGTCCAAACTTCGGGCAGCTTCAATCACCTGCAGGGCGTCGAGATTCCCGATTATGCCGTCACTGCATCGGGGCGCAGATGACCACGACAGGTTACCCGACGGCACCGCAGGCGATGACCAACGAGGTCGAGCATCGCCGCAAGATCGCGCAGACGGCGAACCTCGCGATAGGCGGGAAGCTGAATGCCGTCTTGCAAGTGACTCTTGCCGCGAATTCGGCAACCACGACCGTGACCGATAAGCGCATCGGCGCGAACACCTTCTTTGGCTTTCAACCGACGACCGCAGACGCGGCGGCCGCGCTGTCTGGTCTTTGGGTATCGCCTCCATCGAACGGAACCGCGACGATCAATCACGCGAACAACGCGCAGGTCGATCGCACCTTCAACGTTCTACTAATCGGGTAATCCCCATGCTCTACGGCATCCAACGCAGCGAAATCGACGCTGTTTGGCCCGAGGTGCGTCCGTGGCTCATGCGAGCGTGCGCGACGAGCCGCGGCAAGTTCGACGCCGAAGACATTCGCGCGGGGCTGCTAGCAGGCGACGACCAGCTGTGGATCTGGAAGACGCCCACTGCCTTCGCCGTCGGCATTACGCGGATCTCCACTTATCCCAAGCAGCGCGTGTGCACGCTGCGCATCGTCACCGGCGAAAACATGGACGAGTGGGCATTGCCGTGCATCGACACGATTGAGCGCTGGGCGAAGCAAAACGGCTGCGACGCAATGGAATTGCAGGCGAGACCGGGCTGGGAGCGGCTCCTTTCTCGCCGCGGCTACGACAAGACTCATGTTTATTTGGAACTGGCGCTATGAAACAGATTCGCAATGCTCGCGAGCTCGCTTTGATGCGCCTCGCGCTGCCTGTCGTGCCGGCGAATGGGGGCGGCGGCGGCACGACGACCACGACGACGAAGGCAGATCCGTGGTCGGGCCAACAACCATATTTGCAAGGATTATTCGACCAAGCCGCAAAGGCGTATCAGAGCTATGGGCAAAATCCGTCGGCGTCGGTGGCCAGCTTCACGCCGATGCAAAACCAGGCGATGGGCATTACGCAGGGCGTCGCCAATGGGACAAACTTCGGCAACGCGGCCGGCGTGAACAACGCGGCCGGCAATTACACGTCGAATCTCCTGAATGGCTCGTATCTGAACGCGAACCCGGGTAACGCGGCGTTCTCTCAGTTCGCCAACGGCTCGATGCTGAACAACCCGTATGAGTCGGCCGCGCTAAGCGCTGCGAACAACGCCATCACACGCTCGTATCAGAACGCCACGGCGCCGCAGACGGCGAGCGCCTTTGAAGCGGCAGGCCGCTACGGATCGGGTGCCTATGGGAACGCCGTAAGCCAGAATCAGCAGGATCTCGCGACGCAACTCGGCAACACCGACGCATCGCTCGTGAACAGCATGTACCAGCAGAACATGGGCAACATGCTGACCGGCGCGCAGGGCCTCTCGGGCAACTACAACACGGCGGCGCAGCAGCAGCTACAGGGGGCATTCAACGCGCCGAACATCGTCAACTCGGTGAACGGCGCGGCGACGAACCTATACAACATGGGCGGCAACCAACAGGCGCTCAATCAGTCGATCATCAGCGCGCCGTGGCAGTTGCTCAACAATTACTCGAACCTGATCCAAGGCCAGTACGGCGGTCAGAGCGCCGTGACGCAGCCTTACTACCAGAACCAGATGGCCGGTGCGATGGGCGGGGCGCTAGGGGGTGCAGCGCTGGGCGCGGCACTCAGCAATGGATCCGGCTGGGGCACAGGTCTAGGCGCGGCTGCCGGCGGCGCGATGAGCGCGTTTTCGGATCGACGGATGAAGCGCGATATCTCCGCGACGGGCGAGCACCTCGCGAACGGCTTGCCGCTCTACCTGTACCGCTATGTATGGGACGCGCCACACGATGCGCGCCGCATCGGCGTCATGTCGGACGACGTTCGCCGGATCGCGCCACACGCAGTATCGCAGGACCCCGTAACGGGATTCGACAAGGTCGATTACGACGCAATCGGAGGGGCGCATGTCCTTGTTCGGTGATATCGGCGACTTCCTGAAGGCAAGCGTCGGCGAGATTACAAGCCATCCGCTGCAAGCGGCCGGCGCCGCGCTCGGCGTGCCGGGCTACGACCCGTTCTTCGGTGGGCTGTTCAACAACCGCCCCGGCGGCGCGCTCATCAGCCCAACGGGCAATTTCACGTCGAGCGCGTGGCAGGACATGTACCGGAACAACCCGGGCTATGCGGGCGCGCTAGGCACGTTCCAGGGGGTGAACTCGGTCGCCGATAAGGTCGCGCCGATGATCGCAGGATCGTTTGCCGGCCCGGCCATCGGTGCCGCATTGGGCGCTGGCGGCGCGGGCGCGGGCTCGGCTGCTGGTGCGGCTGCTGGAGCGGCGCCCGAGGCGGCCGCGGGTGCGGGTGGCCTAGGTGCGGTCGGCGGCGGCGCAGGCGGCCTTGGCGGAGCCGCGATGATGGGCGGCATGGCCGCTCCGATCGAGGGTGCCGCGCCCGCCGGCCTGTTCGGGATCAGCGCCGGCACGACGGGCGCCGTATCCGGTGCGTCGCCGATTGCTGCGATGTTGTCCGGCGCGACGCCGGCAGCAACGGACAGCCTGATGAGCGGGATCGGCGCTGGGCTCGGGCCCAGCAGCATGTCCGGGAGCAGCCCGCTATTCGGCGTCGGCTCCGGAATGGGAGGCAGCGCTTTGCCAGGCACTACGGCGCCGATTGCAGGCGCCTCAAGCCCCTATGCCGGGGCGCTCGGCGGCTCGCAGATGACCTACCCGTTCTCGATGCCGAGTTCGGGGCTGAATTACTCCCAATTGATGCAGCAGGCTTTGCGGATGCAACAGCAAAACCAGCAGCAGAACCAACAGCAAAATCAGGTCGTCATGCCTGGGCAGAGGCCTCCGATCTTCGGCAATCCTGCTGTGCACAATCCTCAGGTCTCGCAGCCGATGCCGTACACGCAATTCGGCGGCCAGCAGGCTTTCCCAGGGCAGAACGTCAATCAATTCCTGAACCCGATGATGGGGAATCCGTATGTCTGACCTCTACGGCGTGCCGCAAGGCGGCTTGATGGGCATGTTCGCCAATCCTCAGACGGCGGGGCTGCTTGGGATGGCTGGCGGACTGTTGCAAGCATCGGCACCTTCCCGCCTGCCAATCGGCATGGGGCCCGCGCTCGGCATGGGTCTGCAAGGTCTAGGCGAGGGCTTCAACAATGCGTTGCAGATGCAGCGCGGGCTGCTTCAAATGCGCGCGATGCAGGGCTTGATGGGATCGCCCGATCAGGCGCAGCCGAGTGCGCCGACGGCTTCCTTTTCCTCGCTCTTTGGGCCTAGCTCGAGCGTGCCGGGCAGCATGCCTGCCGCTGCTCCTGCCCCCCCCAGCGCGCCATTGGCGGCCGGGTCCATCTATGGCCGCACGCCGCAGCAGCTTTTCCAGCAGGGGATGCTGATGAACATGGCGGGCATCCAGGGCGGCGGCGACCTGATGCGCGTGGCCGTCGAGCACGACCCGACGCTCGCCATGCAAATGCCGACCGATCTCCAACGAAACGCATCGGCCGCATACGGACAAGGATCTCAGGGTTACATGGATGCGCTGCGAGGCGCCGTAGACAAGGAGGGGATCGTCCCTCTACGGCCCGGGGCGCCGTACATTCGCGGCGGTCAAGTGTTCGGGACGCCAGGGCAAGCACCTGCGGGCTATATGAATACGCCTGACCCGAACAGCCCCACCGGATGGACCCAAGTGGCCGTACCTGGCGGAACGGAAGCGGTCAAAGGAAGCGCGGCGGCCGGCGCGATCGGCAAAGCCTATGGCACCAACACGACTGGCTATGCCAATGGGCAACCGGTGTACGTCAATCAGGGCGTGCTCTCGGACCAGCTAACCGGCGGCGCACCCGGTGGAGTGCCAGGCTTCACGCCATTCCAGAACGCAATCCGCATGGTCGAGAGCCGCGGCAATCCGGCAGCAGTCAATCCGGCATCGGGTGCCGTAGGGAGCATGCAGACGTTGCCGACAACAGCCACGAATCCGGGCTTCGGGGTGGCCCCCGCGCGCGACAATTCGCCGGCAGAACTCCAGCGTGTCGGAGCTGACTACGCGAGCGCGATGCAGAAGAGGTACGGCAACGACACCGATGCGGCGGTGGCATATAACTGGGGGCCGCAGAATGCCGACAAATGGATCGCGGCAGGGCGCCCCTGGAATGCCCTTCCTCCCGAGACTCAGAGTTATGTCGGCCAAGTGCATGCCCAGATGCAGAACTTCGCGGGCCAGCAACAGCGCTCCGGCACCGCGAACGTTGCGCCTGAACTTCCGCCTGGTGCTGTGACGGCTGCAAACGCGTCACAGGGTGCCCCCGGAAAGCTGATGGGGGATGCACAGGAAAAGCTAGCCTCGTCCGACGACAACTACCAGCAATCGCGTGAAGCCCTCCTGAAAATGATATCGATTGCCAAGAACGGCGGCTTTGGCGATACGGTTTCCAGATTCATGCCGGCGGACATGGCGACTCGCATCAACTCGGATGCGGCCGAGTATCAGAAGGCGCATGCGAACTTCGTAAGCCAACAGGGTAAAGCGCTCGGCTCGGGTGGCACCGACAACTCGCGCGCGACGCTCGATGAGTCGGTTCCCACGTTCGATAAGCCGCAGGACGCGAAAATCTCCGGTCTCACCGACCAGCTTAACCAGTTGGACTGGCGTCATCTGAAGCGACAGACGCTCAACCCGGTCTATCAGGCTGGCAACGAAAAGGCTTATACGCAACAGAGTGCGGCGTTCGATAACGCGATCAAGCCGTCGATGATGCCGCAACTAAGTCAGTACATGAGCATGCCCGTCGGTCCGCAGCGCACGGCAGCACTCCAGCAGGCGATCCGCGATCCGCAGATGAAGGCCGCGCTCGACCTGATGGTGCAGACGGGGCAACTGAAATGAGCGCGATCGACGATTTCCTCGCGACGCAACCAGCTGCGTCTGGTGTCTCGAGCGGGGCACCGCAGACGGTCGATGCCCTGCTCGCACGCGACGCGACGACGCAGGCCATTCCGCCAGCGCTGCGCGCGCCGCAGGCGTCGGCCTCGCAACCCGGCGTGCTGGCGTCTCTCGGCGCTGGTCTGGGGCACGGCTTCGGCTCGACGGTGCTAGGCGCGCAGCAGTTGCTCGGGCGCGGCATGCAAGCGCTGGGGGGGATCGGCGAATCGCCAAACCTGACGAGCGTTATCACCGGTCAGCAGCCGATGAACATGATTGGCAGAGCGGGTCAGTGGCTGACGAACGACGCTCAGCAGGGCATCGCCAACCTGAACGCGCAGTACGCGCCGTACTCGGGCGCGCATCCGATCGCCGCGGGCGCCGGCAATATCGGCGGGCAGATGGTGGGGACAGCGCCGACGCTGATGATCGGCCCGGAATACGCCGGCCTCTCGCTCGCTGGAAAACTTGGGCTCGGGGCCGCACAAGGCGCGGCGGGCGGCGCAATTCTAAGCGGCGGCGATCCGACGCAAACCGCCGTAGGCGGCCTGCTCGGGGGTGCGGGACCGCTCGTGTCGGCCGGCGCTCGAGCGGCAGGACAGGGGCTTTGGAACGCCGTGCGGCCGGTCTTGCAGCCTACGAAGTACGTCGGCGAGGGATTGGCCGGCGCAATGAATCAAGCGGAAGCAGCGCAGGCGGCGGCTAATATCCGCGGCGCGCAGCAGTTCGTGCCTGGCAGCTTGCCGACGACGGCGCAGGTCGCGCAGACGCCGGTCCTGGTGCAGACCGAGAAGGCCGCCGCGAATATGCCGGCGATGAAGACTGCGATGATGCAGCGCGCGATCGACAACAACGACGCGCGGTGGAATGCGCTGATGGGCGTCGCCGGCACGCCGGCCGATATACAGGCCGCGCAGGCCGCTCGCGACGCCGCCGCGACGCCGCTCTACGATGCCGCGCATCAGGCGACGGCGAACGTCGGGCCCGCATTCATGCGCTATGCGCAAATCCCCGAGATGCAGGAGGCGATGCAGCGCGCGAATCAACTTGCATCGCTCGACGCCGCGGTTGGACGGGGGGTCGCTCCTGTGTGGCCGACGCCGAATTCCAAGGCGATCAACGGCTCTGCGCTCGATTACACCTCGCGCGCGCTGGGTGACATGATCGACGCGGCACAACGATCCGGCGAGACAAGCAAGGCCGCATCGCTGGCAGCACTGCGCGGCAAGATTGACAGTTGGACGCAAAGCTACATCCCAGGCGTGCAGCAGGCGCGCTCGGCGTATGCGCAGGGAAGCGTGCCAATAAACACGATGGAAGCGGGGCAGGCCATCGCAAACGGCCTCGGCACGCGCGCGATGAATGCCGGCGGCGCTCCGGAGATTCAACTGATGCCGTTCCGCTCGGCACTCACGAGCGCCATGAAGAACGCGCCCTATGGGATCGACGCGAACGCCTTGCAAACGCTCCAGGGCATCGGCCAGGACTTGCAGCGCGCGACGGTATCGAATTCCATCCGCTCGCCTGGCAGTGACACCGCATACAACCTCGCGGCTCAGGGATGGCTAGCGCGGCAACTGTACGGGCCGACCTTCGGCGGCGCGGGCAACGTGGGGAAGGCGATCGGCGCGATCGGCGCCACCGCACTCGGTCATCCGATGGTGGGGCTAGGGATTCTCGGCGGCGGCAACAAGATCGGGCAGATGGTGGGAAACCGCCTGCAGGGCCGTTTAACGGGACTTCTGATGAACCCGAACGACATCCTGCCGTTCCTCGATGCTCGTGCTGCCGCGCCGGCGCAGGCGATTCCAGGCCCGCTGATGCAAGGGCTGCTTAATTACGGTCGTCCAGCCGCCATAAACGGGCTTCTTGGCGGCATCAATAATTCCGGCAACAAATGAGACGACCGCAACAATCGCGAGCTTCACGAGCCCGAACACCAGCACATCGTGCATTGAATTCTCCGAACCCCGCCGAGTGCGGGGTTTTCTTTTATAGGTGAAATAGCATGCTCTGGCAATGGTCCCCAACAGCGGCGAATAATGCCACGGCCGCAACGAACATCAACTGGGCCGAAGGCCAGGCCCCAAGCACCGTGAACGATTCCGCGCGCCAGATGATGGCCGATGTCGCGGCGGACCTCATGGGCGACCGAGAGTGGCTGAAATTCGGCGACACGCCGACCTACGTCAACGGCACGCAGCTCACGGTCCCCGGCAATCTCACGGCTCGCTATCCTGTCGGCCGCCGCGTGCGCGCGTCCGTTACCGCTGGCACAGTGTATGGCACGATCACGGCGAGCGCCTATACGTCCCTCACCACTATCACGCTAGCGCTCGATTCGGGCGCGCTCGATAGCGGGTTGTCCGAGGTCGATGTGGGGATTCTCAATCCCGCGTTCTCTTCGATGCCGGGCTCCTATTCCGGTCTCCTGCAACTTTCCGGTGGCCAGAACTGGACTAGCGTGTCATGGGGAAGGGCGCTCCGCCTCGCACCGATCAACGCGATAGAATTCGCCGGGGGCGTTGGCAACAGCAATTTTGGGATTGGCAATTCCGGAGGCACGCTCTATTTCTTGAACGTACCGGACGAGGGGACAACGTCGGCACCGAATTACGTCCTCACGGTTGCAAGCAATGGGAATGTGACCGCATCCGGAGTGCTCAGCGGCTCTAATATCACCGGTACGTCCGACGAGCGCCTCAAAGAAGACTGGCGGCCGATGGCGCGCGACTTCATCGAGCGCATGGCCGGCGTCCTGCATGGCACTTTCGCATGGGTGAACGGCGGTCCGCGCAGCGCCGGGGTGGGCGCGCAATCGATGCGCGAGGTATTCCCGGAAGCGGTGCACGAGGCGGAAGACGGCACTTTGTCGGTTGCCTACGGTCATGCCGCGCTCGTCACGGTTCTCGAACTCATTCCCCTCGTGCTGCGGCTGCTCGACGAGCGCGGAGAAACGCCGTGACGCTGCCCGCATCGTTTCCGCTCTCCATGTCACAGGTAGCAACGGAACTTGGCCGATCGCTTCCGTTATCGATGAACGATCCAATGGTGCTGGCGCTCGCGAGCAAGCCAAATCTACCGGCAAGCTTCAGCGACTTGCTCGGTCAAAGCGGGCACGTGAATGCAAACGGAACGGTCCAGCAATTCGGTACGTTTGATTACCGCGTCAACTTCACCGGGACCCCGTTTTTCAGTCCAATCGGGGGCTACATTTCCACCCTTCAGGAATCCACCATATCTCAAAATCTGGCTGTATTTAGTACCGATCTTCATCCAAGTTGGACCGGAAAAATATTAGTCACTAATACCTCTCTTGGCAGATCGCTCAAGCTTTCATTTGTCGGAAACGGTCAATGGGGCGGCCCTTCCGGAGGTGGTGCTGGCGGAATCGGAATATTCGCGAATGCCGGAGCGACATATAACTTCACGATTTATCCATCGAACTAACGGGGGTATTAAAAATCATGGAACACATCGAAGCGGCTATCCGAGAAAACGCAGAGGCTATCGCTGAGGTACGGGCGCGCGTCGATGGTCACGACGACGATATTGCGCGCCAGGAACGCCATATCTCCAAACTGGATGAGCAGATCGTGATCCTTCGGGAAACGGTCGGGCGCGTCGCGACAAAGGACGATATAGCCGACCTGCGCAAGGACGTGAGTGACCGGTTCGATAAGCGCGCGGAAGACGCGCACAACTCCATTCCGACGAAGCTGGCCGCGTGGTTCGGCGGGACGATGGTGGTTCTAACGCTGCTCGAATTCGCACTGGGGCATTGGCATGGATGACGAAAC